TTTGCTCTTGTCGTGGCCGCATACTCGGCAGATGTCAGACTCTCTATTGCTTTCTTCGGGAGATACCTTTCCCCAGTAACGCTTGATTTCTTGCCAGACTTCGTTTGCCATTTTTGTTTACCCCACGACTTGAGACTTTGTTGACTTTTTGCTAATGCCATTACACAATAGCAATTATAATAATAACAGCGACTGCAATCACTATCATACCAATTTTGTGGTCTGACCAGTAATGCATGATTTTGTCTTTTATGTTACTTATCATGATTTGTATCCTCCTCCAGCTTTTTTATACGCTTTAGCCAATGCTTGTGCTTTACGAGCACTCCACTGACCTGCAGCAGTTCCATGAGATGCTTGATTCTTAATACGATTAAAAATCTTTTTTCTCATACCAGGCTTAGTATAATTACCAGCCTTATTTACTGTACTTTTTGACTTTTTTGTTGCCATTTTTAACTACCCCCTGTAAAACTCTTGCTTGTTTAGCATGCGACTTTGATGCTTTTTTTAAACCTTTAATTACTTTCTTAACTGTTTTAATTTTTTGCTTCATTTATCGTCTTCCTATTGTTGTACTAATAATGCTATCTACATTAGATGTTAATTTTTCTGCTGAGTCCATTGCCATTTGCGCTTCTTTTAATTTACGGTCTTCATCTTTGTTTTCATCATCAATCATTATTTTAGATTCTTGTAAATCCATTTTGTCTTGATGCATTTTCATTTCGTCCATTAATTTTTTCGCACGCAATGCTAAGTCTTGTTTTTGAATTTCTAATTGTTCTTGTGATGAATCTTTCTTTTCACCATTCATAATTCTAGTTTTCTCTTCATCTAATTGTAAAACTTTATCTGAAGCATCCGCAGCCATTAGTGCAATTTGATTTTCCATTTCAGGTGGAAGTTGTTGCCCAGACATAATCATTTGTTGTGCTCTTGGGTCTTGTACCATTTGTGCCATTTGTTGTTGATACTTCATAGCTAAATGGTCTTGCATATGTGATATAAGAAGTTGCTGAACTGCAGGACTTTCGTAAGATGGGTTCTGCATAAATGTTCCGTGTGCAATTATATGTGCATCGTGATTTTGTTCTGGCTTTGCCTGAAGAGGTGCCCCCTTAAGCGCTGCCATGTTTTCAGATATAGGGTCTGCACTAATTGGTTGTTGCTGTTGTTTTAAATAACGTTGTGGTTCATCAACACCCATTGCAGAAAATAATTCCATACCAATTTGTTCCATGTTATAAGCTGCAGGATTTTGTTGTGCTATTGACATAATAGCATTTATCTTTGCAATCCTATGTGCTTCTGTAGGCATGTTGGGGTCTGATACAGGAATTACATCTATACTTTTTAAATTAAAATCTTTTTTAAATACTTGCTGTGCACCACCTGCGACTTCGTATGGATATAAATCGGGAAGATATTCATAATCTAGACGTGTGAGTATTCGCAGGTCTTTCGTTTGTGCGGCATGTAACCGCTTGTGCACAGCGCTAAACAGTTTCGAAGACTGTTCTAGCAGAGCCATAGTCGTTCCGACTGGCCCATAGTTTGTCGCATTGTCTACAACATTATCTGTAGAATCAGCGAATTGGGCTGCGAGTTTAGACGCATAATCCATTAAATTAAATAAAGTTGATGATGGTTCTTTAAATGGTAGTATCTGTAATGATTTTCCTAAATCACCAGCAGGTGCATTTACTTCTCTAAATTCACCTGGTGCAATAGGCTCGTCAGGTGCAAGGACACGTAAACCGTGTGCCTTGAATCCACCTGGCAAGTTCGCAAAGGTTCCTGCATCAATTAATTGACGCATAGAGGAAGTAGCTGTTTTAGTTAATCCACCAATAAGATGAATATAACCATATCCATAAAATCCTAATCCTGGAATCATTGTATAATGTGTAAAGTACATTTTCTTTTTACGCATCATATCATCTGCATCATAGTTTCTTCTAATAGCAAGTACTTCACCATCTTCTGTTAAGTGAACAATATATGGTAATTTAATTCCATCTTGGTCTTCAAATCCTGGCAAATCTATATTTACATGCATTTCTAAAATATTCGCATAATCATCATTCTCACCAGGTTTACTTGAACCTACAGTTTCATCTGATAACTCATCAGCTGATGTTTGTTCGATTGTATAATCTATATCAACATCTATGTCTCTAAAGACACCTGCTAATTGCATTTTCTTTATTTCATTTTTAGATATTAAATATTTGTGAGTATAACGTTCTGCAGTTTCTAAATCAGATGCATAATAATCTATATAAAAATCTTGTGCTTTTATAAATTCTGTAACTGGTCTTTGTAGAGCTGGATTAAAATAAGTTTTCTTAAATGATGTACCATACAATGCTACATGAAATAACATCTTATCTAATTCAGGCCCGTACTCAGGCATTTGAGTTTGTGTTTGCCAATTTAAAAATTGACGTACACGATTTGATTGGTCTAATTTTTCTTGTGTTTGAGTACCCATAATTCTTGTACGAACAGGGCCTTCTGTTGGAAATAATTCTTTATATGCTTTTGCTTGAAATTTTACAACTGCTTGTGCAAGCACAGGATGTGTAACTCCTGATGAACCTGGGAATGAACCCGCTGAATCATCATATTGTAATCCTAGAAGATTAATACCATCTTCTGCAATTTCATCGTATTCTTCTCTTGATTGTTTATCTCTATCAAAACCTTCTAACAATTCTTGTGAAACTGCTTGTATATCTGACTCTTCCATTACTTCTGCTAAGTTAGCATCATGACTAGTTTCCATCATAGGTTGCTCGTCAAGAAGCCCCATAGCTTCAGCTTCGTCTATTTCTGTTTGGTCTGTGAGTGTAACTTCTGCACCGCCATCTTCCATAGCAGTAACTTCATCTGAAGTTGGTATATCTGCTGATATAACATCTTCTTCTAATTCTATTCTTTTTTCTATTGCCATTTATATCCCTTAATAGTAACGTCTAGATTCTCTATTATAAATCTCTTTCTCTCTTTTGTCAAGGAAAGTGTCGGCTGTGTTTGCCACATACCCGCCATTTCTCATCCACAACAAAGCTTGTGTAACAGTATCTACTAAGTCATCGTGGAGACCTGTAGGAAATGCTCTTATCTCATCTATAACTTCCATAGCCCAATCTTTTTGAAAAGGTGCGTATATTCTACCATTATGGAATAAAGAAGATATTGCATAAGCCCGCGCCACCTTATCTCTGTCTGGTTGAAACTCAAATATAGGAATACCTGTCAAACGCAAGTCTTGTATTAAAGATTGACCTGACGCTTTTTTCTCAATTAATACAGAATCTGGATTATGTTCATGGTATTTAGCTACAGCTTTTTCTCTTAATGTAGGAAAATCCCATCTACCTTTTTCAGCACCTAATAATATAAGATTTGGCACATCTAAACCAGAGTTAAATACACCCCATGTAGTTACCGCACTATAATCTGCCGTGCTTCTGGTAGAAAATGCCGTATCCCACGATTGTATGATGTATTCGCAATCAGGGGGGCTGGGATTGTCCCAATTTTGCCACCAATCCAGCTTAATTATATTACCTTCTTCAGCAGATGGCGCTTGTCCATAGAGCGCATCGAATTTAAAGGGGGGCGTATTGTTTTTTGTACGTATTATTTCCTCTGTTGACCAGCAAAATCCATTTTCTATGTCTGATTGAGGCCAAAATGACTCTCCAAGCTCTAAATTAGTATAATTTTGCGACAAATATCCTTGTTTTATTAGCTTTTTTCGTGCATTTTCTAATTTTTCTAAAGATTCTGTAGTATTTAGGGCAGGTATGCGTACTACTTCCCACTTATCTGACATGGGTGAGCTGTCTTCCATAGCTAATAGATGGCCTGATAAGTCTCTTTCGTGCCATCTTGTCATAACTATAACTATTTTACCACCAGGCATAAGCCTTGTACGTAAACCAGATGCATACCAATCGTTTAAACTCTCTCTTCTTGTCTTAGAGAATGCGTCTTGCTCTGATATTGGGTCATCTATAATAGCAAGGTGTGCACCAAAACCAGCAATACCTGAACCAGAACCTGCTGCGAGGAA